TACTTCATATATTCGTTACATATATAAAGAAATTACCCATATCATAATGAATAATTTTTTCTCTGTATTTCTACAGAGCATAGACTATATCTTTTACCATTTGTACATGGTAATCTCCCACTGTACTGCACTTGCAGTCTCTTAGTCGTTGAACCTCTTTCTATTCGAAATTTGGATGCGGATTTTCTAATACTTATAATTGTTAACTGTTATAGTTTATCCGTATTTCATGATTGTCTATTGTAGTTTATAAGTCTTTAAAGATGTTCCCGCAATTCAAGAAAATTCTTATTTATATTACTATAAATAAGGGCCTAATTGACCATGTTCTGACGCATTTCCTTTGTGTGTTTCGGTTGTCCAAACAACCACACCTTCTCCTAAATATCCTGCATCATTCCATCTTGTCACACCACAATATTTGTTTTGTGTAACTACTTGTTCTGAATAATAAGTATTTTTAGGATCGCCACATCTGTTTTTTAAATATTTCGATACATCTGGCATATAACACCTCTATTTTGTTAATTGAAAATCAAATATTTCATAACTAAAGTTCCACGCGGACAAATTGCTGTTTTTGTAGTCGATCCCCTGCCATACAAAAGAATTTGCAGTCTTCCACTTACTAAAAATCTTGTTTGAAAATATAGTTCATCTCCAAGAGATTCTTGACTTGCTCCCATTTCTGCATTTGGAGCGGATAAAAACCGCAAACTATTCATTCCGGTACCTTGTCCATTTGGTAAATATTCTTCTGGAACTGTACCAAGCGTAGTTCCACCATACCAAAATCCATCAGATTTTCCAGACGGAACTGGACAAGAATAATCTTGAGACATATATATTTCAATTTCAGTATATGCTGTTGTAAGTGACTTTGCAAATAAAACGGCCATATCTAATTGAACGATCTCCGTCCCTATTGTTTTATTAAAATTATCATTTATTTTTCTTGCAAATTCATGCCCTGAGTCTCCACCTTCTGGAAGAGCTATAATCTTTTCAAAACTCATTTTGTTATCCTGTATGTGTTATAAAAAAGGGACTATTAATTAATAGTCCCTTTGTAGTTAAAAAATATTATATATTTTTATAAAATTTATGCGCCCGGATTAGCAATAGTACCGCCATTAAGAACCAGAGTATCAACACCATCTTCATAAGCGAGATAATGTGCATCATTAGCAAATGCACTAACCTGTGTCGGCTTATTCAGAATCTGTGCGTCACCTTCTACGGCGTTCCAGTCTGCATTTACATTCTTCTGAGCACCCTCAGCGATACCTGCCAGCTTAGTAAACTGAGCCGCAGTCATAAGACCGGACTGTTCAGCAGATGCGTCTGGTGTCTTAGCTACAAACAGACCATCCTCATTTGTTACGATCTGATTGCCTGCTGTTGCAGAAACTCTAACGGTAGCAGTGATTTCATTTCCAGAAACCGCAATAGTAGCTGTCTGAGTCTGACCGCCCGTATAAACGTCGATCATCTTCTCAAGATTGATAAAGCTATAGGTTACTTCAGAGCCATCCTGAGACTTAACAGCCAGAACGAGAACTGGCTTACCATCTAATTCTGGATTGGTAGAACCCGGATAAGTTTCTGCACTCCACGTAAAGGCTTCTACAAATACAGTCTTAGTCTGATCTAAGAAATATTCTTCTGGCAGATCAATTGTAAATGTAGCGGAACCTTCCATAGCCTGATCAGTATAGAACTGAATGGTATTACCATCAGACTTAACGCCTTTAAGAGCTTCGCCACCAGCAGTAGCAATTTCATCAATCTTGTTACCAAGTGCAGTATCAAGATCTGCTTCTGCAACCTTATCTTTCGTTGCCAGAGCACCAAGACCAGTTACCTCAGCGGCAGTAATTGTTTTCTCACCGGAAACAACTCTACCCTTAGCATCAGTAGTTACCTTTACATAAGTATCTGCTGTACCTACAGATGCCAGAGTTGCTTCTCCGGTAACATTCTGAGAACCGTCAAATGAAACAGACCACGTAACATCACCTGTCTGAGCAATCTCTCTTGCAACATGAAGTTTTTCTGCTGTCTTAGAAGCAATGTCTCCCTTGATTTTTGCCGCCGCAATCTGTCCAATAGACAGTGCGCCATCAATACCGACAAGGATTTCAACACCGTCAGCCTTGACAATGCCTGCTTTTTCAGTTGTTGCAAAATCAGTATTCTTTACATAATTTTCTAAAATTGCTTCAACTGCGGCTTCGTCCAGATCATTATACGGAGTCAGAGCCTTTACTGCGGATGTACCATCACCGATATAAATTTTCTTTGCCTGAATATCAATGATTGGTTCGCCTTTAGATGCAACATATTCTGAAGCGGCAATACCAGCAGTCTGTCCATTCTTTAAAACAATGATAGAATTAATAGTTTTCTGCGCCATTTAAAATTCCTCTTTTTTGATTATTACTATACTATTATAAACAAATATTAATTATATTGTTCCGCCATTAATAACGGAAATATTATCTATCAATTCATTGAATTGTGATTCAGTAATACCCATAGGCATATACCCTTTGTTTTGCGTATATGTATATGAATATCCTGTATCTGAATCAATATAAATGCTGTTATCATCTCCAATAGATGGAAATGAACCATACGGCATTTTGACTATTTTTGCGATATCATCAGGTAAAACACCACCGCCACCCTCATTTATTGCAACGATGATTTCATTTAAAACAGTTCCTAATTCAGCGTTTTGCGCCGCTCGATTCATCCAATTCAAATCATGAATTTGTTTTTCAGTAAATACATTCAAGGAATCTATTCACCCCCCCACTATATTTACTAATTCGATGATTTATTTGCTTTCTTTTTTTCTTGCATTATATAGTCTGCTTCTTTTGCTTCTTTTGAAAAAGAATTATTTTTCCAATAACTCCATGCTACTGCAACTAAAGTAATTACTGTCGTTAATGCATTAGTTATTTCTTCTTCTTCAAAAGGTAAAATAGGCATATTAAATAATGTAAGAATTTGGTTAATTAAAGCCAAAATAAGAACAATAGTTCTTACTATAAGACTGATATTTGTGTTCTGATTTTCCATTTAATATTCCTGTTTTGCTATTTGTTTTCTTTCAAATTCTCTAAATTCTTTCATTGCTTCTTCGTATTGTGCCATCCCTTCTTCGACTTCCTGTTTTATTACTTTATATATTCGTTACATATATAAAGAAATTATCCATGATATAGATTTATTGAACAACAATAAATCTTTTTTGGACTTATCGAGTACAACAAATACTCTCTGCCAGTATTGTATTCATACCGGCATTTTTGATATTAATTGCCGCATTAATATATTTATCCATTCTATTCCACACTATGATATATACATTATAACATATATTATTTGGAATATTAATATATAACAAAGGAAAATCATGAATAATTTTTTCTTTGTATTTCTACAAAGCATAGACTATATCTTTTGCCATATCCCTATGGTAATCTCCCACTGGGTTATACTTATAACCACTTAGTCGTTGAACC